GCCTTGAACTTATCCAGAGAAACACGGACGGCCTGATCATATGGATCCCTGACACTGATGAAGCCTTTAACATGGTGGATGATATTTGCTATGACTGGGAATGCAGATGCAGCACTGAAAAATGTAATATCAGTCTGGGGCTGGATGTCGTTTCAGAGATATTCCAGAAAGACGTGAACAATTATTTGTGGATTGATTCAAAGGGCAAGATTGAAAGGAAGGGCGCATATGTCAAGGAACTTTCCCAGATAGATAACGATCTTCCTATCCTGAATAAAGCCCTGATTGATTATATGACAAATGGAACGCCCGTAGAGCAGACCATCAATGACTGTACTGACCTGATCCAGTTCCAGAAAATAGTGAAATTGTCAGACAGTTATAAATGGGTGGAGCATGAACACGGAACGCCTGAACTGGTGCATAAAGGCGTGAGGGTGGTCAAGACCTATTATAACTATACCGACACAAAGCGGTACACCTATAAGTCATACCGTGTCTTTGCTTCCAAAGATATGACAGACGGAAGGATCCTGAAATGTGGTGGGAAACGTGGACGGCCTGAAAAGTTTGGAAACACGCCTGACCATTGCTATATCTTCAATGAATCGGTGGTAGGGGTTCAGGCACATGAAAAACTGGATCGTCAATGGTATATAGATTTTGCCCGGAAGCGGCTGAAAGATTTTGGGGTGATTGCATGAAAAACATTTATATTAAAACGGAACACGGACACATGACAATATACGCTGATCAGTTCTTTCCTTGCACACAAAAGCAGTTTAGAAAACTGTTAAGCGTGATCAAAGAGTTTAGTTATTTAAACAATGTTAAGGAAATAGCTGAACAACTAAAAACTGTTATTACTCACAAAAAACAGTGTATGGATTCCGTTCACTGGACAAAAAAAAGGAATCGGGAAATATCGGCATTAAAGAAGTGTCTTGAAATGCTGGAACAGGTGGGATGACGCTATGGGTAATCTGTATAAAGGGTACGTTGAAACCAAAAACAAAAAATGTGTGGAAAAGTTCAAGGACAGGACGGACTTCAAGACGCTGGAACAGGTGCAGTCACTCCCGGAGTATGCCGGGATCCTTGCAAAAAATACTATGTTCATAGACATTGACGATCCTGAACAGTCTGAAATACTGATGGATATTGTGGAAGAATTTCAGCTGAATTGCCGGGTGATCTGTACCAGCCGGGGAAAACATTTCATTTTCAGGAACACACAGCTTCACCAGTGCAAGACGCATACACGGCTTGCCATAGGGCTGACTGCTGATATAAAAGTGGGTTATGTTGCATCCTATGAAGTGCTGAAAACGGATGGAGAAGAACGCTTCTGTGAATGGGATATTGAACCGGGTGGGGAATATCAGGAAGTGCCGAAGTGGTTACTGCCTGTCAGGTGCAAAATGGACTTCCTGAATATGGAAACCGGGGATGGACGGAATCAGGAACTTTTCAACTACATACTGACCTTGCAGAGCAATGACTACAGCGTAGAGGAAACACGGGAAGCGATCCGCATTATAAACAGGTTCGTCCTGAAGGATCCGCTTTCTGATCAGGAAATAGAAACCATTTTAAGGGATGACGCTTTCAAAAAGCCTGTGTTCTTCAATGGCCCGAAGTTCCTCTTTGACCGTTTTGCCGCTTATATGAAGAATACCCATCACGTTGTACTGATCAACGGGAACCTTCACATATACCGGGATGGTGTATATGAAGATGGTTACAGGGCCATTGAAGCGGAAATGATCAGGATCATTCCTGACCTTTCTGACGCAAAAAGAAAAGAAGTCCTGAAATATATGCAGCTGATATGTGACAAGGTTCAGCCAGCAGATGCCCGCTATATCGCTTTCAGGAATGGCATATATGACGTGGTAACGGACACCATGCAGGACTTTTCACCGAATATAGTAATGACCAATAAAATACCGTGGGATTACAATTCAGCGGCGTTCAGTGAACTGGCTGACCACACACTGAACAGACTGGCGTGTGATGATCCGACTATCCGTTCATTGCTTGAAGAATGTATTGGCTACTGCTTCTATAGGCGTAATGAGTTAGGAAAAGCATTTATTCTGACAGGTGATAAGAACAACGGAAAAAGTACCTTTCTGGAAGTGGTCAAGGCTATTTTGCATGATTCCAACATATCAGCACTGGACGCTAAAGAACTGGGGGATCGCTTCACCACTTCAATGATGTTCGGAAAGCTGGCAAACATAGGTGATGATATATCAGATGATTTTATGCAGGGTTCACAGGTCAGTATATTCAAAAAGATAGTGACGGGGAACCGTATCAAGGCAGAGCGCAAAGGTCAGGATCCCTTTGAGTTCAATCCCTATATAAAGCTGCTGTTCAGCGCAAACGACATTCCCCGGATGAAGGATAAAACCGGGGCTGTGTTGCGCCGTCTGGTCATTATTCCTTTTAATGCCACATTTACGAAAGAAGATCCTGACTATGACGCTTTCATAAAATATAAGCTGGTGGAACCGGGATCCGTGGAATACCTGATCAAGCTGGGGCTGGCCGGCTTGCGGCGTGTTCTGGAAAATCAGGGCTTTACCAGTTCAGAAAAGGTTGACAGGCAGCTGGAAGAATACGAAGAAGAAAACAATCCTATTGTTGCATTTATCCATGATCAGGAAAATGGAGAAGCTGACATACTCAACGAAACCACGGAAGATGTATATGCCCGGTATAAAGTATTCTGCAACGCCGCAAGTATGACACCTATGTCAAAGATTGTATTCACAAAGCAAATAAACAAACGGCTGAAAACGGAAGCGGTTGTTCAACGGATTGCTGGAAAAACAGCAAGAGTTTACAAAAAAATATAAGGTGGTGGAATTATGCGTAAAATGTGGTTGGCGGTGGTGCTGCTTGTAGTAGGCGCAGCCGTGATATATAAAAAGTGTATTTATGATTATTACAAGGCGGCTATAAATTGACTGTTACAGTTTGTTACAGTTTGTTACAGTTAATGTTACAGTTAATGTTACAGTTAAAAGCCTTTATTTATGCGGTTGTTACAGTTGTTACAGTTAAATGTTAATGTTCTTATAATTGAGATATTGCAAACTATAAAAAATGTAATATTGAAGAAAATATATAGTAGTATAGGCGTTTTTACTGTTACAAGTGTAACAAGAATATAGAAAATGTTGAAAATGCAAGTGTTTCAGCTGTTACGGTTCCATAATTTTAAGTGTAACACAGCTGTAACACGGAAAGAAGGTATATCATGAGCAAAGAAAAAAGCTCATATGATCAGGCGGTTTATTATCTGACACAAGTACAATACATAGATGGCATGATAAATGAAAAAAAGGATATAATCGAAAGCATGAGAAGCAGTATCACGGGTACTTCTGCCAGTGTAGAAGGTGAACGTGTTCAGACTTCACCGAAAGACCGTTTAGGTGAAACGTGCGTGAAGATCGTTGACCTATGTACGCAGATGCAGGACGATATTGACAAGCTGCTTGAAATGAAAGCCGAAGTGATCCAGACCATAGATCAGTATGTGACTGACCTGAAAGCCCGGAAGCTGTTATATTTGCGGTACATTAAATACATGAGCATTGAAACAGTAGCCCATGAAATGAGAATGTCAAGGGCTACAGCTTATAAAATGCACAAAGCAGCCGTGACCAGTATTTCCAAAAAATTTCAGTGTGAGAAAAAATGAGATTATTTAAGACAAATATAGATATTCAGATACTTGTAATAGATAGTGATCTGTTTTATAGTGTATGCAGAAAGATATGTGATAGCCTTTGACGGGGAGCAGATCCAGCGTCAGGGGCTATTTTTATTTCAAATAAAGGATAAGGGGGTGATTCCGTGCCGGGGGCAAAGGACGAATTGCGGAAGGAAGCCTTTGAAATGTTCCGGCATGGTTCCAAACTCAAAGACATAGCCGAACAGCTTCAAGTTCCGGCTGGAACTGTCAGGCGGTGGAAATGTACTGATAAGTGGGAACAGGAAGCGAACGCGAACGCAAAAGCGAACGCTAAAAATGACGCACGAACGAACGCACGGAACAGGCGAAGGAACAGACCTGTAACTGTAGAGGAAAAGGCAGAGGAAAAGCCCGGACTTACTGAAAAACAGGGGCTTTTCTGTTTGTTTTATGTGCGGTACTTCAATGCAACAAAGGCGTACATGAAAGCCTATGGTGTGGATGCTAAAACGGCGGGGGCTAACGGTTATAAGCTACTGAAAAAGGCTGAAATCAGGCAGGAGATCGAAAGGCTGAAACAAAACCGCCTGAACCGGGAACTGCTTTCAGAAGCGGACATTTTTCAGAAATACATGGACATAGCCTTTTCTGACATAACGGACTATCTTGTGTTTGGTCAGAAGGAAGTTCCAGTTATGGGGCCGTTCGGGCCTATCAAGGTAGAAGATCCAGACACCGGGGAAAAAGTGCCTGTTACCAAAATAGTGAATGTTGTCCAGTTCCGTGAATCGGATGAAGTTGACGGAACGCTGATCAGCGAAGTGAAACAGGGGCGTGACGGCGCAAGCATTAAACTGTCTGACCGTATGAAGGCCCTGAATTGGCTGGCTGATCACATGGACTTTGCAACGCCTGAACAAAAGGCGAAGGTCAGAAAGCTGGAAGCCGAAACAGAGCGGATCCAGCGCAGCAATGCGCCTGAAAATGAAGATGATGGGGTGGAAATAATCAATGACATACCAGCGGAAAAAGAAACAGGTGCGGATTTCGGAAATAATCATTCCGAAGTATCAGAAGATATTCAACAATAAGACCTACAAGCATATCATCCTGACTTCTGGCCGTGCTGGTACGAAGTCCAGCTTTGCCGGGATCCGTGGCCCGTATCAGCTTGTTTCTGATCCTTATGGTTCCGTGGTGGTGCTTAGAAAGCGTCACAACAAATTGCGGAAAACGGTCTATAAGGAAATGTTAAGGGGAATCAACCGTCTGAGGATAGGGAAAAGCAAGTTCACCATAACCAAAAGCCCGATGGAGATCACCTATAACAAGTATGGAACAACAATGTACTTTGCCGGATCTGACGGTATAGACGATACAAAGGGAATCATTGACGAAGATAAGCCCATCAAGCTGGTCATTCTGGACGAATTGACGGAGTTCTTTGACGATGGGGAAGGTGAGGACGAACTTCTGAACATTGAAGCTACTTTTGCCCGTGGAAACAAGGGCGATTTTCAGATGCTTTATTTGTTCAATCCCCCGAAGAATCCAAACAGCCCGGTCATGAAATGGCTGGAAAAGATGAAGCAGCGGCCTGACTGCATCCACATTCACACTGATTACAGGGATGTTCCCCCTGACTGGCTGGGGCCTGACCTGATAAAGTCAGCGGAAGTTTTACGGGATATTGACGAAAGGCTGTACAGATGGGTGTGGCTTGGTCAGTGTGTAGGCATTGACGAAGCCATTTATTATATGTTCAGCAATGAACACATGGCTGAACCTGAACAGGGGCAGCGTTTTTCTATTATCGGGATCGGCGGTGATTATGGCCAGCAGAACGCTACAACATTTCAGGCGTTTGGTGTGGACATTCCGCACATGAAGCTGGCTGGACTTGGTGAATATTATCACAGTGGCCGGGAATCAGGACATCAGCGCAGCCCTTCCGAGTATGCACAGGACTTTGTTCAGTTCGTCCGTGAACTGTATGAACAGTATGGAAGTGGTGGATGCCGCTTCTACCTGTATCTGGATCCATCGGCGCAGGGCTTGCAGGAAGAAATAAAAAGGGCTTGCAGGACTGCTGGGTTACAGGTCAGCGTGAACGATGCTGAAAATGACGTGAAGCTGGGGATCAGCCGTGTCCAGAAGCTATTGACCTACCAGATCATGAGCGTCAGCCGGACAAAGCAGGAAAACGCCGTTCGTGAGTTTGGAACCTATGAATATAACAAGGACAGCATTGAAAAAGGCAAAGAAGAACCTGTTAAAATTGATGATCACTGCATGGATGCAATCCGCTATGTGGTCATGGGTTTGTGGTCAAAAATAAAACGCTGGCTACCAGTGCCGGACGATGACGAAGGGACGAAGTAATGGACATTTTTTCATATTTCAAAAATCATGATATTGATACAGTGGATGCCACGTTTTACAGGACTATCAGGGTATGGCGCAGCTGGTACTATTCCAACGTGAGGAAATTCCACAAATATAAGGTTTACCGGGGGAATGGTACTTCTATCAACTGTACCCGATATTCTTTAAGCATGGCTAAAAAGGTATGTGAAGATATTGCTGATCTGCTGCTGAATGAGAAGGTACAGATCACCATAGCAGACAAGGCAACGGATGACTTTGTGAAACAGGTCTTGACTAATAACACATGGGAAGAACTGGGGAACGAATTTCATGAGTGGAAGGCCGCACTGGGAACGGTTGCCTATGTGGTCTATATCCGGGATGGTCAGGTGGACGAAGCCGGAAACATGACCGGGGGAAAGATCGGGATCAACTATGTGGATGCGCTGAACATATACCCTACTTCATGGGAAAATAAGGTTGTGAAGGAATGTATTTTCACATTCCGCAAGACCTACAAGCGCAAGAAATACGTCCACATACAGTATCACAGGCTTGAACCGCTGGCAGACGGAACCGGGAACCAGTATGTGATTGAAAATGCGGTTGTGGAAGATACAGCCGGAAGCGGTACGGAACTGACACCTGAACAGTGGCGCATGATCCCCCACTTTTCCGGGCTGGCTGAACGTGTTGAAACACATTCCGACAAGGCCATGTTCACTATTGACCGTCTGAACATAGTGAACAATGCTGACGATGACACAACTAATCCGATGGGTATAGCCCTGTTTGCAAACGGAATTGACATAGTACGCAGCATTGACCTGAAATATGACAGCTATGCAAATGAATTTTCTTTAGGGAAAAAACGTCTGTTTGTTGCGCCTGAATTTACTACCAATGTGGACGGGAACGCCGTCTTTGATCCGAATGATACGGTATTCTATGAACTGCCGGAAGATTTTTTCAAAAATGCTGAATCAAAGGAAGCGATTCATGAAATAAACATGGAATTGCGGATTGAGGAACACAGCAAGGGGATCACGGACGATCTGAATTTTCTTTCTATGGCGTGTGGTTTTGGAACTGACCGCTATAAGTTTGAGAATGGCAGCGTGAAAACTGCTACAGAAGTGATCAGTGAAAATTCCGATATGTACCGTTCACTGGTAAAACATGAACTGGTGCTGAACCGTGTCCTGATACAGCTGATCCAGACTATTATCCGGGCCGGTATCGACATAGGAACGCCGGGGCTGAATGAAAATACTGACATCACTATCCAGTTTGACGATTCCATAATTGAGGATAAAGTCACGGAAAGGCAAAATGACCGTCAGGATGTGGCTATGGGTGCTATGGGTGTGGCTGAATACCGGGCTAAATGGTACGGGGAAACACCTGAACAGGCACAAGCGAACCTTCCGGCGCAAGAAAGTGAAGTGATACTTTAATGAAATCCGAATACCAGTCTATTCTTTCCGCTGGCATAGAAAAGAAATATACCACGCTGGAACAGGAAATAATGTCTGATGTGGTGCGCCGGATCCAAAAAGCCGGAAAGATCACTTCTACAGCTGACTGGCAGCTACAGCGTTACATGGTGCTGGGGCATAGTACGGAAGATGTTGAAAATATTATCCGTTCAGCGGTGGGTGGTGACTATGTTGACACCTTCCGGCTGTATGATGAAGTGATCGAAACGGAATATGTCAGGTCAAAGGCCACGTATGAACAGGTGAACGCACACTTTACGCCGTATGAACAGAACTATGAACTGCAACAGCTGACCAGCGCGCTGATCCAGCAGTCTAATGACGAACTTTTCAATATCAGTAAATCACTGGGCTTTATGGTGGATATGGGAAACGGCCGGAAAGTGTTCACACCGCTTTCAGAAGTTTACAATGGCTATCTGGACAATGCAATCACTATGATGGCATCTGGGGCGTATGATTATAACACGCTGATCCGTAAGGTTGTCGGACAGATGACCGCTTCCGGCTTGCGCACGGTTGATTATGCTTCCGGGCATAGTAACCGGGTAGATGTTGCTGTACGGCGGGCCCTTCTCACTGGCATGGGGCAGCTGACCGGGCGCATATCGGATATGAACGGCCAGAACTTAGGTACTGACCAGTTTGAAATTGACTGGCATCTTGGCGCACGTCCTGATCATGCAGCGTGGCAGGGCCGTGTGTGGAGAAAGGAACAGCTGTATTCCGTTTGCGGTCTGGGAACTGGCCCCGGTCTTTTGGGGTGGGGTTGCAGACATACCTACTACCCTTTTATTCCGGGCGTTTCAGTCAGGAACTATTCTGATGAATGGCTGGAAGAAAAGGCCCGTGAAGAAGCTGAAAAGAAGCCCTTCCGGGGGAAGGAATACAATTTGTATGAAGCAACGCAGAAACAGCGGCAAATGGAAACGGCAATGCGGGCCCAGCGTGAGAAGGTGAAACTTCTACAGGAAGGGAAAGCTGACAAAGACGATATAATCAATGCAAAGTGCAAATATCAGGCACAGCTTGATGAATATGCAGAGTTCAGCAAAAAGTTCAACCTTCCTGAACAGCGTGAACGCATATACTACGACTTGAAGGGGCGTGTTGCGCCTTCACAGCGCACGTATAAGCAATGGCAAGCGGAACAGGCTGAAAAAGCGGCCAAACGTGCAGCCGCAAATGAACGCAAAGCGAACCGTGCAATGCAGATCAAGGCTGAAATGCAGCGGCGGGCAGATATGGACGCAGCAAAAGGGAATCAGTTTATTTCCGGCATAAAGGACTATCTGGCGCAGAATCCGGGCGTGAGTATCAAAAAGCTGGGGCGTAAACTTTTGGATGACCTGAACCTGAACAATGTAGCGGATCATCTGAAATCCATGAAAGAATATGGTTCTTGCCGCTTCTACTCTCACACTGGTGTTGTTCAGATGGTGGACTATAACCTGAACAGCAAGGATCAAAGATCATACCAGTACAGGGTGAAAACAGCTTTTCATGAAGCATTTCACGCAAAGTCTGACGGATTGAAAATAGATGCGGCAAGGCTGGGAAACAAAGCGTGGTTAGACATTGAAGAAACTTTTGCGGAAAGTTCAGCACACTATCTTGCTGGACAGATGGGGATCACGGATCTGGCCCCGTCTTATGGTTCAAGGCTGTGTGAAATGCTTCCACGGCTGAAACAGCTGCCGGAATTTTCTTCCTGTTCTACTATTGCCGATTTTGGGAAAATTGCCTTTAATGGCAGAATGAACGGTCAAGCCCCGGAATGGACGGATCTTTATAACCGGGCTATGGGGGTTTCCTATGACTGGAAAACTTATTCAAAGCAGTATTTTCCCACAATTACGGCAAACGCTGATGATTATATTGACAAGATGCTGGAAAATATGCCAAACTTTAAGACATACTGGGAACAGATGAAGGGTGAACTGGGAACAGCTATAGAAAAAATCAATGCCGGAAACGCTGGTATGCTGACCGGGAATGAGGAAACAGTTATAAAAAATGTTCTGGCTATTGCTATGAACAGGATGGGGGTAAAGTAATGAAAATGTATATTCCTGAATCGGAACTGAACAATACTGAACATATGCAGCAGATCGTTGACATACTGGAAGAAGTACCTGACACTGATTTTCAGTGCATGGACGGCGCAGAAATGACGCTTGATGATGCCGTGCAGAAAATCCGGGAACTGGGGGAAGATAAAATTGCGGATCTGATAGGCGGTGATTCTTTATGATCAGCGTATCAGTAACACTAAACAGGATCCATGTATCAGGTCACGCAAACACGGCCCCACATGGTTCAGATATTGTTTGTGCTGCCGTTTCTGCTATTACCCTTACACTTATAAAGGGGCTTGAAAATATTGCTCATATGAGCCTATATGAGAGCATAGAACCGGGTAATATCTGTATTGAGTGGCAGACCATAAACGACACGGGCAAGGCCCTGATTGATACATGGTTTTTAGGTATTCTTGGAATTGCCGAAGAATACCCGGTTATTGAACTGAAAACTGACAATGAATGAGCATCCGAAAGGGTGTTTTTTTCATGCCCGACGGGGCGTAAAAATACGGGAATATCACAGAAAGGTGAGGAATCAGGAACATGAAGAAGAAACTGTTATTTGACTTACAGCTTTTCACTGACGGCGGTGATGGCGGCACTGGAACAGGTGCAGGAACAGCCGGGGGAACTGGTGACGGCGGCCAGAAAGCAACAGCCGGGGCTACAGCAACAGGAGGCTACAGCTTTGAACAGGCAGAAGAAATTGCGGAAGCAAGGGCTGACCGGGCATCCAAAGCGGCACTTGCCAGCTACTTCAAGCAGCAGGGAATGAGTGAGGAAGAAATCACGGCCGCCATCAACGACTACAAGCAGAAAAAGGCGAAAAACCAGCCTGACGTGTCGGCAATCGCACAGCAGCGTGACGATGCGCTGAAAAAGGTTGCTGAAATGGAGAACATGGAGTATTTGAGATCCAAAGGCGTGAAGCAGGAAGATCTTGACTATGTTCTTTTCAAGGCCAGTAAGAACGTGAACGACAAGACCGACTTCAAGAAAGCGGCTGACGCTTTCCTGAAAGACAATCCCCGCTACACTGGCAGGGGCTACACGGTTGTTTCCACGGGAACGCCTGACGGCGGATCTGGTGCAGGCCAGAACGCAAACGACATCATCAACAGTTCCATCCGGGCGGCGTTCGGAAGGGGCTAAATTTCAAGAAGGGAGATTTTAAGACTATGAACAGAAACAAAGGACTTTTCAAGAATTTACAGCTTTTCACGGCCCCGGCTATCGCCCGGAGCAATGCGGAAGCACTGATCCCCACACAGGAAAGCCACGACATCATTCAGGGGGCGGTTGAACAGTCTGCCGTGTTGCAGCGTGGCCGGAAGTTGGCAAACATGACCGCTTCACAGTACAAGATGCCCGTGCTTGACCTTCTCCCGGTGGCGTATTTCGTCAACGGTGAAGGTGGATCCGCAATGAAGCAGACCACTAACATGGCATGGGATAAGAAAGTGATCTATGCGGAAGAAATCGCCGTGATCGTTCCCATTTCGGAAGCGGTGCTTGACGATGCTGAATATGACATCTGGGGAGAGGTAAAGCCCCGGCTGGTGGAAGCGTTCGGCCAGAAAATTGACGGTGCGATCCTGTTCGGCGTTGATAAGCCGTCCACATGGCGGGATGATGTTGTCACCACGGCCACAAAGGCAAATTCCATTGTCACGCTGAACGATGACCTGTACGGTTCCATTCTGGGCGAAGATGGGGTTATCGCAAAGGTTGAGGAAAGCGGCTATTTCGTCAACGGCCACATGGCTGACATTTCCATGCGGGCAAAACTTAGAGGTCTGAAAGATACCACGGGCCAGCCTGTTTTCAAGTCTGATATGCAGACAGGAACGAACTACACGCTGGACGGTTCCCCTATGAACTTCCCCCGGAATGGTGCTTTCGATAAGTCCAAAGCATTGATGATCAGTGGTGACTTCTCACAGCTGGTTTACTCTATCAGGCAGGACATCACTTTCAAGATCTTTGATCAGGGCGTTATTCAGGATCCGGGAACGAAGGAAATTATTTATAACCTGATGCAGAATGATATGGTGGCGTTGCGTGCCGTTATGCGTCTGGGTTGGGAAATTCCCAATCCGATCAATGCGATCCAGAAGAATAAGACGAAACGCTGCCCGTTTGCACTTCTGAAAACCGCAGCAGCTGTCGCAAAGGCATAATTTCAGGGGGTGTTCAGGATGTATGTGAAGTATGGTTATTATAACAACAACTTCAAGGGAACAGTGATTCCGAAAGAGGACTTTCAGAGGTCTGAACAGGAAGCTGAAACATACATCCGATACCTGACCTATCTGAACGGTGACATTTTCGCAGATGAAGCACACACGGATCCTGTTATTGCGGATGCCGTGTGTGCCGCAGCGGAAGCCTACTACACGGCAACTATGGAACAGCAGCAAGGTGGAAATGTGAAGTCTGAAAATAAGGACGGAATGAGCGTTTCTTTTGTAGTGGCCCGGAAAGATGGGGAAACGGTGGATGAATATGTGAAGCGGTCTATGTATCAGGCTATCAGGATCCGGCTGCTTCCTACTGGCTGGCTGTCCAGAAGGGCAAAGGTGGGCGTATGATCACAAATACATCTATAACTATTTTCAATGGGCGCATGGACAAGGAAGAACGGCGCATGAAGTATTTCCCCACGGTAATCAGGGGCGTGTCCTATCAGGAAGCAAAAGGGGCCACGATTGCCAGTAATGGCGTGTGGGGTGAAAACGTCAACTATAAGATCAGGATCCCGCTGGTGGGTTCAGATATTCAGGATAAGCGGCTTTATATGCCCTGTCTTGAATATGCGAAGCTGGAAGATGGCGAAGCCCCGGCATACTGGACTATAAAGAAAGGGGATCTGATTGTCAGGGGCGAACATCCGGGAGATCCCATGTATGAGGATGCTTTGAACGTGTACGCAAGGGAAAATTCCCTTGACCTGATCCACGTCACAGAGTACGCCGACAACACTATAGGGGGAAGTCTTTATGTGCGACACTACAGGATAGGGGGTAATTGATATGCCGGGAACACATCACATTGATACGCCTGACGATCTCACGATCCAATATAACGGCGGCCGTGTCCGGCTATGCTGGGATGGCGGTTTCAGTGAACGGCGTTCAAATATGTTCAACAGGAAGCAGATGATCGTTGACAGTGAAGCATTGCGTTACTGTTCCCCGCTGATACCCTTCCGCACTGGTGCGCTGACACGTTCCGGCACAATCGGAACGGTGATCGGATCCGGGCTTTTGCAGTATTCAACGCCGTATGCACGGATGCAATACTACTGTACCGCTGAATCAAGGTCATATGACACACGCCGGGGCGCAAGGTGGTTCGAGAGAATGAAAACAGCCCACAAGAAAGACATTCAGAGGGCTGCTGAAAGAGGGTGATCGATTGGTAAACTCAATTATAGAAGGGCTTGACCAGTATTTCAGGAAATGCCCGCTGTTAAAGGATGGCGTGTTCCGTGTGGACACAATGGGTCCTGAACCGATTGAATATGAACTTGAAACTGGCATAACCACGCCGGTGATCAAGACATACCTTGACGGTTCCAGCGTCAGACAGTATATGTTCAACTTCAACAGTAAGGACTACTACTCTATGGATAGGGTTCAGATGATCCAGAACAGCACCTTCTATGAACATTTTTGTAACTGGGTGGAAGAACAGAGTTTTCTTGAAAACCTTCCTGAAATGCCGGAAGGGTGCGAAGCGCAAGCCCTGACTGTTCTGACACCGGGCTTTATGCTGGACGCAACAATGATCAATGCACGTTATCAAGTCCAGCTGCAACTACAATATTTTAAGGAGGCCATGAAAAAATGAAAAAATTCAATTTACAGCTTTTTGCTGGTGGCAGAAGCGCACTGATCAGAAATATGATTGGTGACTATCTGGAAGTGTCCGGCAAAATGGAATTGTGCGGAATCGGTTTTACGAAGCTGAATGAATCGCCGGGCGCACAGTCTGACAGCACAACGTACATCAATGAAACAACGTCATCCGCTGACATTATAGGGTATGAAACGAAATTTCCCTATGAGTTTGATGCGATTCCTTCACAGAAAGCCCTTTATACTTTATGGCTTGACGGACGGGATCACCATACTGGGGATGCAGCACAGCACGTTTTTGTGAAGGTAGATCTGTTTAATCCTATCGGTACACCGTCAGCAACTTCCGCTGAATATACGGCACGTCAGTTCATTGTATCAAATGAAGTGAGTGAGTTTGCCGGGGATGGCGGTCAGAAAATCACCGCATCCGGCACACTTCACGCTGCTGGTGATCCTGTTCAGGGCAAGTTTGACACGGTTTCAATGACATTTACCGAAGGTGAGTTCAAGGGGAAATATGACCTTGACCTTGAAGCGGCGGCCGGTGACGATACCACGGAAGAATAAAGAAACAATACTGATAACGGAAGCTGACCATTAAGGCAGCGGAACGATCAGGGCGGCGCAGAGTATCACCACGGCTTTGCACCGTCTTTTAATATGCGGTGGTGGAAGAAAGGAAAAAAATTATGAATATTGAGATCAATGGGGTAACTTTGCAGGGTGATTTTATGGATGCCGGATTTATGGAAATACTGGAACCGGCACTGGTAGAAGTCAGGGAAGATATTCAGAAAACAAAGACGCAGCCACGGGGTTTAGTGGCGGCCAGCTATGATGCTTTGAATAAAGCAATGGATAAGTTTTTCAATAAAGTATTCGGCCCTGAAACTTCTAAACAGCTTTTCGGTGAAAGCCGTAATGTTATGATCCGCATGGAAGCACTGGCGAAAATTGACCAGTTAGCGAAGGAATCACGGAAGCAGTTCAATGACTTTTCAAACAAGTATTCGCAACGCCAGCAGCAGAACGGCTTTAATTCCATGCAGGGGCATAAACCGAAGCAGAAACGTACATGAACATCCTAATGGATGAACTTCCCTACAACGTAAATATAGCGGGCCATACCGTACCCATAAACACAGACTACCGCACAGGCATTTATTTTGAACAGTGCCTTGCTGATGAAACGCTGGACGATGACACAAAGCTGAATGAAGTCCTGCTTCTGTATTTTGGGGAAAGTATAGGCCCGCTTCTTACGGACTGGGAAACCGTGACGGAAGCAATCAACGCCGTCATGTGGTTTTATCGGTGCGGTGCTGATGAAAATGTGCTGGCTGATTCTGAAAGCACTGGTTCCGGGGAAGAAGAACCGCCGTTTTCATACGAACATGACAGCGGCTATATTTATTCAGCGTTTCTTGAAGCATACCATATAGACCTGACAGAAAAAAGACTTCATTGGTGGCAGTTTCGGGCTTTATTTTTGGCTTTGCCGGAAGATGCGGAATTTTCAAAGATCGTAGGCTACCGCACTATGGAAATTCCGGCGAAAATGTCAAAGGAAAAGAAACGGTTCTACCAGCGCATGAAAAAAATTCATAAGCTGCCGGATCCGCCTGACCGGGTAAGGCTCGAAAAAGACCTTGAAGCCATCCTTGCAAAAGGGGGCGATATATCACAGCTAATAAAGTGAGGTTTTTTCGATGGCACATGACGGTACGCTGAATTTTGATACAAAAATAATAACTTCCGGCTTTAAAAAAGGCGTGGAAGAAATAGGGGGAATTGCGAAAGCCGGGATCGACCTGACTACCAAAGTTTTACAGGGGGCCACGGCCGGGGTTACTGCTTTAGGGGCGGCGGCTATCAAAGTAGGATCTGACTTTGAAGCCGGAATGTCACAGGTGCAGGCCATTTCAGGCGCATCCGGCGAAGATCTTGAAAAACTGAAAAATAAGGCTAAAGAAATGGGGGCTACCACGAAGTTCAGTGCAACTGAATCAGCGGAAGCCCTTAATTATATGGCTATGGCCGGCTGGAAAACAGAGGATATGTTGGGCGGCCTTGAAGGTGTAATGAACCTTGCTGCCGCTTCTGGGGAAGATCTGGCCACGGCATCCGACATTGTAACGGACGCTATGACAGCGTTAGGAATGCAGGCCAGCGAAGCCGGACATTTTTCTGACGTTCTGGCCGCCGCCGCTTCCAACGCTAACACCAGTGTAGGCGGCATGGGTGAAACCTTCAAGTATGCCGGGGCTATGGCTGGAACGCTGGGTTATTCCGTGGAAGATGTGGCACTGGCTACCGGGCTGATGGCAAATGCCGGGATCAAGGGTACTATGGCCGGTACTTCCCTGAACAGCATAATGACAAGGCTTTCCACGAATACGAACGGCGCAAGGGATGCTATTGAGGAATTAGGGGTTGCTTTCTTCAATGAGGACGGATCAGCCAGAAGCCTGACCGATGTAATGATGGAATTGAGAGAAGCCACGGCTGATATGACCACGGAGCAGAAAGCTAATTTTGCCAATACCGTGGCCGGCATGGAAGCACAGAAAGGCTTGTCTGCTATCCTGAACGCTACAGAGGATGACTATAACAAGTTATCCGCAGCAATCCAGAACGCTGACGGTTGTGCGCTGGAAATGGCTGAAACCATGCAGGACAATTTACAAGGCCAGCTGACGATCCTTCAATCCGGCCTTGAAGGTCTGGGGATCTCCCTATATGAAACTTTTCAGGGTACAGCAAAGGATGTTGTAAAAGAAGCACAGGGGATGCTTCAGCAGTTACAGGACGCTTTCAACGCTGGCGGCCTTGACGGTCTTGTGTCCGCTGTAGGTGATGTGCTGGCACAGATCATTGAACGGTTAGCTGGGGCAGCCCCGGAACTGGTCAATATGGCGGTCAGTCTGGTGGGTTCCCTATGCGAAGGGCTGAAAAGTGCGCCGGGGATCGGTGATTCTGCTGCTTCCCTGATCACTTCACTGGTGACAGGGCTTGCTTCATGCGTGGATGACCTATGGACTACTGCTATAGTGCTTGTAGGCAAAATGGCCGAAGGTGTGGCTGCTGGTGCGCCGCAGATGGTTCAGGCAATTTCTACCACGGTTACGGACATTCTGGAATGTCTGGTTGACTGGGGCCCTGATCTGCTACAGGCAGGGGTTGACATACTTCTTGCATTGGTGGACGGAATCGTTTCAGCTTTACCAACGCTTATCAGTCAGGCATCTATGCTTCTGTTAGAAATATGTGAAGCCTTGCGGGCGAATCTTCCAGCACTGACACAGGCGGCTATTGATATTGTGATGGCTCTGATCACAGGATTGGCAGAATCAGCCCCGCTTTTGCTTGAAGCGGCGGTTCAGCTTTTAATGTCAATCATTGAAGCTATACCCATTATCAGAGAACAGCTGCTTGCTGTCCTTCCTGAACTGATAACGACAATATGTAATTTTCTTGCCGAAAGCATACCGCTGATAGTGGATGCCGCTATTCAGCTTTTAATGGGTATCATTGAGGCCATACCCACTATCATTCAGGCGGTAGTTGACAATTTGCCCTTGATCATCACTTCACTTGTAGACGGACTGACCGGAGCCCTGCCGCAGATAGTTCAGGCAGCGATCACGCTGCTGATGGGTATTATTCAGGCAATCCCTGATATTGTCGTGGCTATAGCTGAAAATCTTCCGCAGATCATAACGGCGATAGCTTCCGGGCTGGCGCAGGCCATACCGCAGATTTTCACGGCGGCGAAGGATCTATTGTGGCAGCTTATACTTGCCGTGCCTGATATTGTCGTGGGAATCGGTCAGGCCATACCTGATATTATAGCCGGAATCGTCAACGGACTGATCGGCGGGATAGGTGCAGTCAAAGACGCAGCCCTTGAACTGGGTTCCGGGATCCTGAACGGCATCAAGTCATTTTTCGGGATCAACAGCCCTTCTACTGTGATGGCTGAACAGGGTGATTATTTAGTACAGGGCTTGATCAATGGTCTGGCAGAAATGCCCGATCAGATGATGCAGACGCTTGACACCGCCCTGAATAACCTGCTTGCATGGGGGCAGCAAATGCTTTCAGGCATACAGGACACTGTTCAGAATATGGTGAACAGTGCTGAACAGGTGATTTCACAGCTTCCGGGTAAAATCTGGACGCATTTAGTCAATGTCGTTACTAAAGTAATGACGTGGGGCCAGCAAATGTTGACAACTGCCACTACTGCCATACAGAACATGATTTCAAGTATCATTTCCCTGATTTCTGAACTTCCGGGGAAGGTATGGACACATTTAGTCAACGTGGTCACAAAAGTGACAACATGGGGGCAGCAGATGCTTTCAGCTGCTACCACGGCAATACAGAACATGATTTCTGCCATCATTTCCAAACTGGCAGAACTTCCCGGAAAGGTGACTTCTAAACTTGCAGAGGTCACGGCGGCAATGGTTCAGTGGGGTTCTGATATTGTTTCAAAAATGACGGACGTAGGCAAAAATATTGTTTCAGGAATCTGGAACGGTATTTCTTCCGGCTGGGATTGGCTAAAAGGAAAAGTTGCTGACCTTGCAAACAGCCTACTGGACAGCGCAAAAAGCGCACTGGGGATCAATTCCCCTTCTACAAAATTCAGGGATCAAGTGGGTAAATGGCTGATGCCCGGTGTGGCAGAAGGTGTTGAAAAGACGATGCCCAAAACCTTGAAGGATATGAAAGCGGAAGCCGGAAAGCTGGTAGCCGCTATGCAGGGAACGGTTGATGCCGCTATGGGCAATTATGCACTTGCTACAGCTAACGGCGCAAGCCTGAAAGCTGCTACAACAGGGGCTACTTTCGTACAGATCGACAACAGCCAGACACAGGAAAATAACTACCACGAAAAAGTTATATCACCGTCAGAAGTGGCGAAGAATCAGCGGGAAGCATTCAGGAACTTCCAGAAAGGTGTGAAGTAATGACTATAAACACATTAAAGATTGAATTGACGTGCAACGGCCGGACTCTGGTAATGGGCCCGAATGAGGACATAGACATCACCAAAGTGACCGGCCTTGAATCGTCTGAACTGGAAATTTCCACTTCTGACAATGCGCTGGTGGATGGCGTTTCGGTTGACGGCAAGAAAATCAGCAAGAGGCCCATCCACATTGAAGCGAAGTTTAAGAAAAACAAGAACAATCCTGAAAACCGGGCGGCGGTGATCAAGTTCTTCAATCCAAAGTATACCGGGAAAGCCCTGATCACAAACATGGGTATTTCC